CAGCTTTGCATCATAAGCTCGGTCGAAGCGCGCGGCTCGTGTCCGGAGATACCAAGCACCTGCAACGGAATTCGAAATGCCAGCGCGATGTGTTCTTCGGTAAGTTTCAAGACCTCGGCAAGCTGCGCATCCCTGGATGTCATGGTCCATGGGGTCGCTTTCATTCCCTGCGTAAGTACCGCGGTCCCGCCGGCGGCCATACCTTTCGAGACTTCGAACCAACGATCGCGGACGTATTGAGTTTGATCCTTGTCGAGCTTTTGCTCGGTACTCAGGACGGCGCTCGGCCGCGCCTGGTTTGCATAAAAGCTCGCCTGCTGGCCAACGATCATCTGGTTTGTAACGACCTCCCCCCAACATGCGCTCAGCGGCGTGTCGCCGAGCAGCGGCCACGGTTGCCTCACGCTGCTGTGCAAGCGCACATGCAAAACATCACGTTGCGGAACCAAGAGCGGCTGCTCTTTGAGTTGCGGCGCGATGACCTGGTTGCCGCCAAGGGTATAGAACACCTCGCCGTCGTATCCTGTCACATAGGGACGCGACCAAAGCGGGTTCATCAAATGAAGCTCGGAAATCTCAAAACGGTCGTTTCGGAGCGCCAGCGCGTAGGCGTTGCCTTCCTGGTAAAGGCCGCGCGTCAAATTGAGCAAGAAGTCAGATTTGCTTTGATAGCCGTTCGGACTTTTCAAAATGCGTGACAGCGCCGAGTTTTTGACCCGCTCGCGACCATTCTTCGCATTTAACCGCCAATGGTCCCCCGGCAGCATTGCGATCGTCTGAGCGTACGCCGAAACACAAGCCTCGACAATTGCCGAACGCGTCGGTCCCGGCTTCGGGAGATAGCCTGACTGCCACCAGTTCCACATTTCGGCGTCGCCGCTCAGCCATCCGCCGGTGACCGGCAAGAACCAAGGGCCGGGACGCGGATCGCCTTCGTTCACGGACCTCCCGCGAAACGCTTGAGCGACTGTCGAAATCAAGGAACCGAGATTGAAGTTGGCCATTGTTGCCTCGGAACGGCGGCCGGCCGGCAAGGGCCGACCGGCTTTAAAAGGCTCGACGCTGAGCCCCTCAATCGCCTTTCGCAGGAGGCTGGGACTTGGTCTTGTAGCCCCCGGCCGGATGTTGCGCCTCAATTTGCCGCGATTCCTGCGGCCCGCGCGACTCCTGCGGACCAGTCGCGCCGGCCGGCTGTTGTGGTTGCGCTTCCATGTGCCTCGTGTGGGTGGTTTGCGGGCCGCCGTGGGGGCGAGTGACTCGCGGGTCTGGTCCTGAGCCATCGTCCGAAAGCGGGATTATTGGATGGCCTAGCGCGGCCATGTCGTTCTCGTGCTGAGTCGGCGTCGGCCGACCGTATCGCCGCTCGGAAGCGGCGATCTGCTCGGCGCGAGCCTTGCGTTCGTCCTCGACGATTTGTTCGGCACGGTCCCGTGTCGAGGCCAGCGCGTGTGGGTCCACTTCGGCCATATTACTTTCCTCCTATTTTTATTGCCAGGTGACGGCTTGGATAAGAGCGACCGATTGCGCACGCCGCATAACCCAGTTCATCGGCAGAATGAGTCGAAGTCCGATAGTGTCGGTCTGCCAGAGAGAGCGGGCCGGCGCGGCGACGGTCGGCGGCGTGCCGGGCGTGCCGATCGCGAGGGGAGTCGTGTCCTCCATGTGGAGGACCGCCTGGTCACTTACTTCGAAGCGAGGATCATCGCCCGTCACAGAAGCAAAGTCCGCGCAGTCCATGATTGCGAACCATCCCATCGGCACGGTGGTCGATTGGATGATCGGATAGCCCAACAGGAACCCACGCGAGACTTCCTCGCGGAAGGGCAAGGCCTGGGCGCCAGTGGTCGGGGTCAACGCGAGCGAGACGGCAAGCGCGGGCGACATGAGCCACACGGGCGCCCGGAAGTTGCCGCGCGTTGCGGCGATCAACGCTCCGGTCAGTTGCTTGATATCGCCGAGCACTGCGTCGAAAGCCCCGTTCGTAGCAGGAGTCGGGGTCAGCGGCGTGATCCCCGCGAACAATCCGGCCGGCGCGATTGCGGTTGCCGCATTAGTGCCAAGCAGCACCGAGTCCAGAGCGACTCCGGTATCCTCAAGGACAGCATCGCGCAGGATGCCCTCGATTGCTGGCGTCGAGTGTTCGGAGATTTCGCGGGTGAACGTGGTGATCACGCCCATCTTTTTGGGCGTAACCTGTTGCGTAACGAATTGCCCTTGGCGGACAGGAATCGGCGCGCCCTCGCCGATGAACGACCCTGAGATTGTCGGGGTAATTGAGCGCATCGGCAGGTTGATGATTCCGTACCGGCCAAACGTGAACGTTGATCCCTTTGCGGAAATCTTCGGATAAACCGAAACCGGCATCAAAGCCTTCCAGAACTCGCCCATGATGACCGGGACGAGTTCCTGAGCCCACCCTGGCACGGTGGTCATAGCCGGTGCGGTTGCTGCCGGGTTGCGGACGATTAGATTGACAATCGTCGAGGTCCCGTCTTCGTCCGCGCCAGGGTAAGTCTCCCTGACGATGTCCGACATCGGCCGCGCGCCTTTGGTCCCGTGATGCTTGAGCAGCACGGCAAACGTCCGAATAAGGAAGTCGAGTGGCTCAAGCTTCCGCGCCGGCACGGTGAACGGCCGGGCGCTCGGGGGGCGGATTTGCCGCGTGGGCAAGCGGATGTCGAGCACTTGCTCCACATCCTGTGCGATCTCAGGTGCATCCCTGACTGCAAGTCTTTGTTCGGCCTCACGAAGCGCGGCCAAGCCGCGCTCGGCGTGCGCGATCCGACTGTTGAGTTCCGTCGTCGCCTCAACATCGGCTTCAGATGTATTCGAGTCATCGACGGATTGTATGTGTGTTGCAAGTTGTGCCCGCAAGGTTGTGATCCGCTCTTGCGAGTCAATGATACGTTGTGAGAGCGACATTGGTCGGCTCTTTCCATTGCTCCTTGGTTTGGGTTTAGCGGACTCGCCAGTGACCCCGCGGTTTCTGAGTACCAGGTCACGTCGGCCGGACTCGGCAAAGACCAAGTTCATCGTCGCGGGGGAAATCTTCAAACTTTTGGCCACAGCAAGCGCGTTCGGGTTGGCGGGCACAGAGACGAGGCTCGTCTCGACGAGTTCCTGCCGAACGTACCGATCGCCGAGCCAATGGCCGGCGGCATCCATTCGTGGCATCGTTTCGATCGGTCGAAAGCCCACCGACACCGCCTTGAGAATCCCGGCGTCGATAAGCCTGCGGAGTTCGTCGATGCGATCGGAGGTGCCTTTTGGCGCCATCACCAGATGGCCACGAAGCTGCTGGTCCTCAACGCGGAGGTCGCGCCACTTTCCTATGGGAAAGTCCGAGCGGTGGTTGAACAGGGCGATCGGATTGCGCTTGAAATCGTCAAGCTCCCAGCCATCGCTCGAAATTACGTCGCCCATCCGATCGACGGTTTCGTCTGAAAGTACGAATTCCATACCGTTAACGTCGCCGGCGTGGGTCTTGTGGCACGTGGCGCCTTTGGCGGTCGGCCGCGCGGCCCTCGATTGCTCCCAGGCGATCCGGCACGCCTCTCGTACGGTGTCCTCATCGACGCTGCTTTCGCCCAAGCCGGCGTCGGACATCAACTCAGCCGAGCAGCGATCGATGTAATCCTCGCGGGTTTCGTCCTGCTCCGGGTCGGGGGCCTGGTCGGCCAAGTCATCAGGGTCGATATCAGCCTTTGCCTTTGAGCCGGGGTGCGCCTGGCGCCAGATATCCAAACAGATCGCCACGGCTTGTTCTTGTGGCCTCTTGTCGTCGTCGGTTCCGATCATCTCAGGGACACAGCGGCTCATAAACGCGGACTGAGTTTCGTCCTTGTGCGGTTTCATAGGCACGGCGATTCTCCATGCTTTCAGCGGCCCCGCGGCTTTCCTTTGCCGGCGGCTGCGGATTTCGTTACTGAGGAGCGGCGCCTGGCCCGGAGGTCAAAAGTGAGGCAAGGACGCAAGGACGGTACGCTGTCGAAGCTGATCGAGCGCAATCAAAAGATCATTGCCCACCGCAACGCAGGCGTGAGGCACAAAACAATTGCTGTGCGGTACGGCGTGTCGGAGTCATTAATCCGGTGGGTTGTCAGTTCGGCAAACCAGAAACGACGCTTTCGTCGGAGCGATTCGATCGTGACTCGTGGGGTCCTTGGCTTTGGGTGCTAGGAACCAAAAACGACGATCATCCCGAAGCAGAACAGCAAAAGCGCGATGGCAAAAATCGGGATCGCTTTTGCTGGTCTGTTGACTGTTGCACCGGCTGCGGCCATCGCCAGGGCTGCCAAAAAAATGAGAACAATACCGAGCGACGGTGCGAGGCTCACCCCTTTCACCAATTCGCCGCCGTAAGCCACGCCATGCCCGCCGGCGCGCGGAGCGCCCACGATACCGGGACCCGCACCTTGAGCGCCGTCGAGTCGGTCTGGAACATCGACGAGGCCGGCGCGGCGATTCCGCCTCCATTGGCGATCGGCGAAGGCGCATTGTCCATGTGCAGCGTCGCCGAGGTGCTCGCCTCAATTTCCGGCTTGTCCCCGAACGCGCTCACGACGACATCTGGTGCTACCGCCACCACATCATTTGAGGCGTGAA